AGGTTGCACCAAGCACACGCCTTCACGATATTTGTCACGCAATCTTCCCCGCCTCGAGAGAGTGGCATGACATGATCCATGTGCCAGGGTTTACCGTCCGGCCCGTTTCGTTCGTCCCCTTCTTTGCCACAGTAAGCGCAAGTCGCAATATGAAATAAAGCTCTCCTGCTGTGCTCCACGATGGTTCGATTCCGCCTAGATGTAGACGTTGTCGCTACATTTCTCCGCCGAGATGAAGCGACTGCACGAATCGCAGCGTTATGCAGAGATTGATCTACTTTCGGCTTGAGCGGCTCGCTTTTCTCAATGAGATGCGAACTACATCGACGCTCAGCAACGATGCGACCATTCGCAAGGAATAGTTTCTCCTCTCTTGAGTAATCGCCTTTGACTCGTGGATGCGGAGTATGCACCCTTACGAAGTCCTCTCCTCGCCAATGGTCAGGAAACATGGCACGCGACTCTCGTCCAAAAGCCAGCGAAATGTGCGTATCGATCATATTTTGAAGGACTTTGTTCACATGGCGAGTGCCCTCGAGAGACCCAGCTAGCACCAGCGCCCACCTTTCCGCTCTTGCAGCTCTCTGCTGCCAGCCGCGCATGATCTTTCGTAACTCATCCGGGCTTAGATTGTCCACGAAGTCGAATGGCAGGTCGATCTCTTGCTCTGGCTGCTCTAATATCACCGGCTCGGAGATGGGCACCGGTATGCCTACATCTGCACCGCCATGACTACTCCGGCGGCGGATGGAGTTCATAATGCCCCTCACGACTCCACCAGTTCGGCGGCGAGGTTCGCGATGTCCCATCCCCGGAACCAGTAGCTCACGACCGTGCTCCACGCTTTCGACTCTGCGCTACCCGGCATGCTTGTCGGGTACGGGAGCGGACAGGCTCGGGGAGCACCGGCCTTGTAGGCGTCGGCACCAGCGGCGACAGCTTCACGGTTCGTCATGCCTCAGCCCTCGCAGTCGTGCCCGTAGGCCCACTCAGCGGCATCGTCAGCGTTCGACAGGTCGAACACCCGCTCGCACTCCCGGCAGGTTGGTCCGGTGCTGGTCCGTGCCATCTCGGCGCTCATGCTGCGATCCGGTCAGCGACGAGGACCGGAGCCATCGAGTAGGTGCCGTCGGGGAACGCGATCTCGCGGTTGCCGGATACTTTGCAACCGACACGCACGGTGTCGCCGTACTTGTCCTCGAGCGTGATGAACTTTGCGGTACGGGAAAGAACGGTGTAGATCAGGATGTAGTCGCCGCGACCGGCTGCGTAGGTTGCGCCGACTTGGAATGTGGTGTTCGTGGTCATGGCACTAGTATAACCAACGGCGAGCTAGAAGCAACACCCGGACAAATAAATATTTCCGGGTCAGTCAAAGAACCGGGAGAGCATCCCCGTTACGGCAGACGCAGACAGAGCAAGCAGCCCGACCCAGACGGCACGGTTCTCCGACCAGACGACAGCGACAGCAGCGACCAGCGGCGCCAGCCAGACCGACAGGCACCACGAGCACGACACGAGCGCCCCGATGAACGGTCGGGTCTCGAGCCGGATACGGAGCGGTAGCGAGATGCTGTCGGCGGTCACGAGTCGGGTGAGCCGGTAGGTGCCGAGCACGGTTAGGAGTGCGAGCAGAGCAGGCATAGGTTCAGCCTATGCGACGAGATGCCACCGACCGAACCGACGCACGAGCGGTAGGTTTCGCAGTGAGCAGCGTTGCGACAGCGTGCACCATTGCGTCGAGACGGTCAGGACTCTTGGACTCACCCGGAACCCAGCTAGTGAGCTGGCTTTCGAGCAGCGGAAAGAACCCGGCATGATGCACGAATCCACGTTCTGCCAATGCCGAGACTGGTTCAGCCCGAGCAGCTTTCGATTCGGTGGCACGCAGCTTCTCGACACGCAGCGTTGGGTCTACCGCTTGGATCGTTGCTCTTGTCATGTCCCCGCCTTGGTTCGATTCCACGATGACTCGCTCAGCCCTCCATCGACGGGCAGCGGCTACGACCTGTGCGCCCCATTCCTCAGGCCGTCCGGTGAGCGAGGCATCTTCCACGATCACGCAATGATCGACACCGGCTTGCCCTTGCACCGGAGCCATCGCTACCACGATGCCACATTCGGCGGTCTCCCCCGGAGGATCGACGGCGACGATGGTGCGCCACGCCCGACGATCCGACTGCGCTGGCCTGCCCTGATCCGAGAGCCATTGAGCGAGCGACTGCCACGGTGCCTGCGGGTCGAACGTGCGGAGTCGTGCACGGTCGATGACCTGCTCGGTCCAGAGCGCACCCTCTACGTCATCGAGCCATTCGCCCTCTAGCTCTTGTCGCCCAAGTCTTGTCCCCCCGTAGCGTGCCTCAACGTCACTTAGGAACGTCGGAGCTAGATACCGGGCGTTATCTCTCGTTGCGCCGGTCGTAGTGATCGTGTCCGGGCGCTCTGCTAGCTCTCTCAGCCAGCGATGTTTCTTCGGGGTACCGGTCATCATCGCCCACGGCGAATCACCGAGACGCATCCCGAGCAGCAGGTTTGACATCGCCTCTTCGCCCCGTGGCATTGATGCCGGTTCGTCAATCCACGCCCGATGATGCTGCGGACCACGGAGACGCTCCGGCTCATCGGCAGAGTATGAGGTCGCTATCGCACCGTTCGAGAACGTCACACGACGGAGCGACGGTTGCCAGACCGGACGATGCCCATCTGGGAACACCGACAGTAGGCCCGACTCTCCCTCGATCATCACATCTCTAACGTCTGCCGCAGTCGGCCCAACGAGAGCGATACGACCGGATGCGCCCAACTCGGCCACCCATCGGCGCACCTGCTCAGCACCGGTACGAGTCTTTCCCGATCCTCTACCAGCACGAAATAGCCAGATACGGAACTCGCTGCCCATGTTCATCGGCGTTGTCTGATTGCTGCGCCGCCAAATGATCCACTCATGCCACATCTCACGGACCTGCTCTTGTGGCATGCCCTCGATCCGGCCCTTTAGTGAACCGTCATCGGTCCACTTCTCGATCAGCGACCGGTTATCGTCAAACCGCAGAATCGGCATCGTCTGCCAATCCGAGACGTTCAAGCATCGCCCGACGGTGATCTATCTCCACCCTCACCGGTCCACCGTCATCGCCAGTCACGGCAACCGTCGCCTTGCGTCCGTAGTCCTTCGGGACCATGCGCTCGAGCCACCATGCGGCAGCCTGCCAATGTCCATCCGCCGACGCTGCGTTGATCGCAGTGAGCCGAGCCTGGATCGCATCCGCTCGTGCCCTTTGTATGGCTTGTACATAGTGAACGAACGGAGCATCTTCCTGATGGATCGGTTCGCCCTGCTCAGCACGGTCTAGGGCACGTTCTCCACGATCACGCCATTGGATCTCGGCCTTCGATGAGATACCAGCAGCAGCCGCAGCAGTCGTGAATGACATCCCTGAGATGACGGCACGAACGAGCACCTCTTGCACCTCTGGCGTGAGTTTCGTCGGCGCTCCGGTTCGTCTCTTGGCGGTCATGGTGTCCCTTGCTGGGTATGAGGCAGGCTGTCGGTACCCCGTTAGTACCGACAGCCTGACATCTCATGCCAGCTTACTCGCCGGTCCCTGTGGGCATCGTGTCGAACAGGCTCGGCAGACTCATCTCGTACTCGATGCGTTGCAGGTTGTCCACAGCTGAGCGCCAGTACGACGGTTTCAGCTCGCACCCGATGCCCTTGCGCCCGAGCTTGATTGCCGAGTAGACCTCGGAGCCGATGCCGAGAAACGGTGTGAGCACGGTCTCTCCCCGATTCGACCACAGCCGGATCACTCGTTCGATGAGGTCCAACTGCAGCGGGCGGATGTGGCGTTCGTCTGCATCATCCCGAGCTACGACGGTGTTGAGAGTGTTGGTCTCACGGATGCCGAACCAGACCGGGCGTGCCCATTCGATCCATGTCTCGTTGTCGCATTCGGGCTTGATCGCTTCCTCGTTGTCTCCGTGCTTGCGGAACATCAACAGGTAGTCAGCCATCGCCGGACGAGACATGGCGGAGTCCCGGTTCAATGTCTGGAACATGAGCGAGGTGGCTTTCGTTCGGATTGCCTGAGCCTGCGGGTCTTTGTCGATGGTGACCTCGCCGTGGAAGATCCATCCGGCAGCGACATGGGAGCGGATCAGGTCACCCCGGAAGTCGTACAGGCCGATAGCCCCATCACGGCCCTTCTGGGTTGCGAGTTGCTGGCAGTGAACGACGGACAGTCTGCCGGGCTTGGTGACTCGCAGCATGTGCTCGATGATGTACCGGTAGTGCTCGTGGAACTCTGCATGATCTTTGCAGTTCCCCAGGTCACGATCCGATGGCGAGTAGGTGAACAGCGACGAGAACGGCGGCGAGTAAACGGAGAGGTCCACCGAGTTATCGGGCACCTCTGCGAGTCGCTCGCACGAGTCCCCGAGCATCGCTGTCCAGTTGGCTCCGGTGGCGATGTCGGTGACGTAGGGCTGTGCTTCGTGTGTCGTGGTCATGATGGCTCCTTTGTGTTCATGTGTTGGACGAGTCGATCGACCCATTCGGCTACTTCGGATTCTTTGCGGCGGATGTTGTCCACGATCTGTGTTTCTAGCTCGGAGACAACGAGATGGACGTTTACGGGTGAGGTCTGCCCGAACCGCCAGCATCGCCGGATGGCTTGGTAGTACTGCTCCCATGAGTCATTGACTCCGACGAATACCATCTGATGGCATTGCTGAAAGTTCATCCCCATACCGGCAATGCTCGGTTTCGTGACCAGCACTCGAATGCGCCCATCTTGGAACGCCTCGAATGCGTCTGCTTTCTCATCGGGTGACATGGTGCCGTGGACGTTGTGCGCCCCATCCACTAACCGTGTGATGGTCTCGGCTTCCTCATTGAGTCCACACCATGCGATCCATTGCCCAGGCTGAGAGCAGCGTTCTGCGGCAACCTTGACACGCTCCTCGAGAGTGGCCTTTCGGACCCTCGCACGACCGCCCACGCCTCCGAGGTCGGTTGCGAACAGTTGGCCTTCCTGCTCGATCTCCACTCTCACCACATCGGGGAACAGTTCGAGTGGCGGGAGAATGTAGGCCGTGTCGTCTCCCCCTACGTCAGACGGGCGACGAGCGGCGACGGCCCATGTTGCCATCCAACTGAACATCGGATCGGTGGCATGGCCTTTGAGCCTCCATCCGTCGTCGTCGTGCACGAAGTACGCAGCGAGCATCTCGTTTCGTGACATCGCCCCGAGGAACTCCGCTTGATTGCATAGCTCGGTTACGTCGTTCGGTGCCGGGGTCGCTGTCCACGATGAGCGGTAGCGGGTCTCGGACCATTGCCGGATCAGAGCGTTACGGGTTGAGCCGGTGAAGTTCTTGAGGATGCTTGACTCATCGAGAGCGACAGCACCGAACTCGGCAGGGTCGAACTTGTCAGCCATCTCGTAGTTCGTGATCGAGATGCCGTCAGTCACTTGCTCCGGCGATCTGACATAGCGAACCGCTACGCCGATCTTCTCGGCCTCTCTGACTGTCTGACGAGCAACCGAGAGCGGAGCGAGGATCAGCGAGCGAGTAGCGATCAGTCTGCACCACTCAATCTGCATTCGTGTCTTGCCGAGTCCGGTGTCAGCGAATACCGCATTCCTGCCACGCTCGAGCGTGGTCAGGACGATGCGCTTCTGCCAGTCGTGAAGTGATGGGTGCAGATCGTCGGCCGATGCGGTGATGCCTACATGCGAGTGAGAGCGCGCCTTGCGTGCCAGGAAGTCGGTATAGCTCATGGTGCAGCCTGAGGCTGTCCTTTCGTTGTCGTGGTCATGTTGACAGTATAACGGACTGTCGGCCGTTGTCAAACTCGGATTATCAGTTGCACCAACTGGCCTGTTTCGTGGTCTTCCACGGTTGCCAGCCGCATCCATACGCTTGCTGAGCCTTGAAATACAAGGTGCGCCCGATCCGCAGATTGGTCACCGGATCGTAGAGCCGATCAAAGTTCCCATCGACGAGCGGGCGTACCCATCCCCTGTGAGCAAGCATGTTCAACTGCATCAGACCGTAAGAGTTGTCTCGGCCTTTGCCGTTGTACACGCCGGGGTTGCAGCGGCTCTCCCGGTACATCACATGGTCCACCATGTGATGTA